ACTGCCAGCGGAGGCCAACCCCTGTGGACATCGTAATCCCATATGCGCCGCGTCCCTTGCAGGCTTCCCTCCATGACGAGATGCAGGCCAAGCGGTGGGGCGTTGTTGTAACTCATCGACGCTTTGGTAAAACTGTGTGGGCCATCAACCACATCCTGCGTGATTGCCTGATGTCAAAACATGCGCGCCCCCGGTACGCCTACATTGGCCCCAGTTATAAGCAGGTTAAAGCTACTGCATGGGATTATCTGAAAGAATTTGCTGGCGGCATTCCCGGCGTTAAGTTCAATGAAACCGAGTTGCGCTGCGATCTACCCACTGGCGGCAGGATCAGCCTGCTTGGAACTGAGAATTTCGAAAGTCTGCGCGGGTTATACCTTATGGGCTGCGTGATGGATGAGTACGCCAGCATTCCTGAGTCGGTTTTTCCAGAAATAATCAGGCCAGCTCTCAGCGATTACAAGGGCTGGTGTTGTTTTCTCGGCACACCCCAAGGTCACAACGCGTTCTTTGATCTTTATGAGCAGGCCAGCGCTGACGATGATTGGTTAAACGCGATTTACAAGGCTAGCGAAACCGAGTTGCTGGACGAGGAAGAGTTAAGCGCCGCCCAGCGCATGATGAGCGAAAGCCAATATCTGCAAGAATTTGAGTGCAGCTTCAACGCCAACGTCCCCGGAGCAATCTACGGCAAGGAACTTGAGACAGCGCAAGACGAGGGCCGCATCTGCAACGTCCCGTATGACCCAAGCTGCAAAGTTGACACCTTCTGGGATCTTGGCGTGGGCGATAGCACGTCGATTTGGTTCACCCAAACTGTTGGCCGAGCAATCCACGTCATAGACTTTTACGAAGCGCGCAACGAAGGCTTGCCGCATTATTGCAAGATGCTGACTGACCGCAGATATGTTTATGGCGATCACCACGCCCCGCATGACATTGAAGTCAGAGAGTTAGGCAGCGGCAAATCACGGCGCGAGGTTGCTTGGGATCTTGGCTTGAATTTCCGCGTGGTTCCTAAGCTGCCCCTTGAGGACGGCATTCACGCGGCACAGATGCTGATCCCTCGGTGCTACTTTGATCGTGAGCGCACCAAAGACGGTTTAGAGGCGTTGAGACAATATCATAGGGCGTACAATGAGCGCACCAGATCGTTCCGCGCATCCCCGGTGCATGACTGGTCATCACATGCGTCAGACAGTTTTAGATACCTTGCCGTTGGGATGCGGCAACCCCGCGATCACCAGCGTGTTCCACAGCAAATGGCTGTCATGGAATACAATCCCTTCGCGGCATAGTTAGGAGATAGATATGGGCAGCATGGCATCAGCAGCGGCTAACGATGTAAAGACTGGTTTAGGCTTGCAGCCAAATACTGGCGATCCTTATGTTGACGATGGCCGCACTGGGTTTGATAGACGCACCGAGCAACGCAAAGCCAGAGAACGTGCGGCTGAGGCTGCGCGCGCGTTTGGCGATGACAACCCAAGACCCCGCCAAGCCGCACTGCCAATGACAGTTTCTGCGCCCAACTACGGCATAGCCCCGGTAGAAGCTGCCCCATCTGTTCCAGATCCTGACGCGATAGGCGAAACTGAGCGAGCATTGTTAGACGCGCAGAAAAAAGGCCGCTCATCCACGATTACCACCAGCGCTAGAGGCTTGCTTGCTGGCGAGGATGACACCCGCAAGCGCCGCAGCCTCATGGGTGGATTAATATCATGATGTATAAAAAGAAAAACATCGCTGGCGAAATGGGTGCCAAGGCATCCCAGCCTGCCCAGCGCCGCCAGACTGTTGATCCATTGGAGCGCGCTAATCAGAAGATGGAAGGCCGCATGCAGGGCGGTGATCCTAAGAAGGCCAAGCGCAAGTCAATGATGTCAAGCTACGGGCTGTCCTAATGCAAGTATCCCCGATGATTGCGCAGCTTGATCGGCGCTTTAAGCAATTGCAAAGCCAGCGCAGCAATTGGGAAAGCCACTGGCAGGAGTTGGCAGACTACATGCTGCCACGTAAAGCTGAGATAACCCGCAAGCGCACTCAGGGCGATAAGCGCACCGAGCGCATCTTTGACGGCACCGCAATCCACGCTGTCGAACTGCTGGCTTCCTCATTGCATGGTATGCTCACGTCACCATCCACCCCGTGGTTTAGCATGAGATACCGCAACCCGGCGCTGCAAGGTGATGACGAGGCCAACGAATGGTTGGAACTGGCCATCGATCAGATGTATCAGGCGTTCAACAGGTCAAACTTCCAGCAAGAGATCCACGAACTGTATTATGATTTAGTGACCTTTGGCACTGCCGCCATATACGTCACTGGCGATGCAGAAGGTTTGCAGTTTTCCAGCCGACACATTGCCGAGATCTACATCAGCCAGAACGCCCAAGATCAGGTGGATACAGTCTATCGCAAGTTTAAGCTAACAGCCCGTGCGATGGAGCAGCAATTCGGCGCTGATGCTTTACCTGCTCAGTGCATAAAGGATCTGAAAGAGGAACCCTTTAAGGAACACGAGATCATCCACGTTGTGTTTCCGCGCGCTGATGCCAAGGGCAAGCTGGCCAAAGCCAAGCCGTTTGCGTCAATCTATTATCACGCTGACAGCCGCAAGCTGCTGAGTGAAGGCGGTTACGACGAATTATGCTTTATGGTGCCCAGATTCAATAAGGATAGCAGTAGCAGCTACGGCAGATCTGTATCGATGAACGCTTTGCCAGACACCAAGATGCTTAACAAGATGTCTGAGGTGACCATCAGGGCCGCACAAAAGCAGATCGATCCGCCGCTCATGGTACCGGATGACGGGTTTATGCTACCTGTCCGTACAACCCCCGGTAGTTTAAACTTCTACCGTGCAGGCACCCGTGATCGGCTGGAGCCATTGCAGATCGGCGCAAACAATCCGTTGGGCCTGAACATGGAGGAACAGCGCCGCAATGCTATTCGTCAGGCGTTCTTTGTTGACCAGCTTTTGACGGCCCAGCAAGGCCCACAGAAAAGCGCAACAGAAGTGCTTCAGATGAACGAAGAGCGTATGAGAGTGCTTGGCCCGGTTTTATCGCGTTTGCAGAGTGAACTACTACAGCCCTTGATCACTAGATCGTTTGGGCTGCTCCTCCGGGCTGGCCTTCTCCCACCAGCACCGGAGGCTTTACAAGGTCAGGACATCGACATTGAGTATGTCAGCCCACTAGCCAAGGCGCAGAAGCTGACAGATCTGCAAAGCATGCTGCGCGGCTTTGAGGTCATGATGCAGGTGGCTGAGATTGCACCTGTGATGGACTATTTGGACACAGATAAATTAGTTAAATATTTGGTCGAAGTCACAGGCATCCCGGCGCGCGTAGTTCGCAGCGATCAGGAAGTTGAAGAGATGCGCGAGCAACAGCAGGCGCAACAGGCCCAGCAAATGCAGCTTGATCAGCAGACGCAAACTGCTGAAGCGATGGGCGCGGCTGCACCAATGGTGAAAGCTGTCGGCGGTCTGGACATGCTGCAGCAATGAAACAAATCGAAGATCTGAAGTTAGCATACCGCCGCACGTTTAATAACGAGGACGGCGAAACTGTGCTGGCTGATTTAAAGACACGGTTTGCCTTTGAGCAGACCACATTCGTTTCTGGCGACCCACATCAATCGGCGTTTTCTGAGGGACAGCGCAGCGCTGTGCTGCTGATCGTCAGAATGCTGTCTGAGGACGCCAAACCTAAGAGGTAAATCCAAAATGAGCGAAGAGGCAACCCCGTCAGCGGGATCTCCAGACGTGGCTGAAGCAGCCCCGGCAGTTAGCTTCCTTGACAGCCTGCCAGAGGATCTGCGCGGCGAACCCAGCTTACGCAACTTCAACGATGTTGGCGCGCTGGCTAAAAGTTACACACATGCCCAGCGCATGATTGGCGGCGATAAGATAGGCAAGCCATCTCAAAGCTGGACTGACGATCAATGGACTGAGCATCACATTCACAGCGGCAGACCCGACACGTCTGACGGCTATGAGTTCAAGCTGGACGGCCAACTGGCTGACAGCACGTTAGAGGGCTTCAGAGAAAGCGCCCACAAGGCTGGCCTATCAGGCAAGCAAGCGCAAAGCGTGGCTGAGTTCATGGATATGAGTTTAGGCCAGATGCAAACTGACCGGGCTGATCAGGCTGAGACACTGCGGCACGAAGGTGAGCAGGAACTTAGACAGCAATACGGCAAGGCTTTTGACCAGCGCATGGACATGGCGATGGGCGCTGCAAGGCAAATGCTTGGCGATAAGGTCAACATCCTTGAAGAGGTCGAACTGTCTGACGGCAGATTGCTGGGGGATCACCCTGAGATCATCAGGATGTTCTCTGCGTTTGCCGAGCAGATTGGCGAGGATAACTTGCTGGGCGAAACAACTGAGATGGTGATGACGCCTGATGAGGCGCAGCGCCAACTAAGTGAGGTAACAAGGCAGGACGGCCCATATTGGGATCGCAACCACCCTGAGAGGCAGGCATACGTCAGTGAGGCGCTACGCCTGCGCGAATACCTTTAGAGTTTAGCGGATAAGCCCCGGCCCCGCGCATCATGCCAGTGTGTCTGGCAGGCTGACAACCTTTACCGTCATCATACAATTCTAAATTTACTTGACTTGTATGTTGGCGGCGTCAAGCACGGCCCCGGCTGGGACAACCGAGCGATAAACCCTTTAATTTCAATAGCTTAAAATAGGAGTGAGACAAATGTCCTCACAAATATCCACAGCTTTCGTTAACCAATATTCTGCTAACGTTACTATGCTTTCCCAGCAGATGGGATCGCTATTGCGTAATGCAGTGGACATCGAAAGCGTCAACGGCGAAAAAGCCTTCTTTGATCAGGTCGGCTCTGCCGCTGCTGTTCTTAGAACAACCCGTCATGCGGATACCCCGCTGATCGATACACCCCACAGCAGACGCATGGTCACAATGGCTGACTATGAGTATGCCGATTTAATTGATGATCAAGATAAAATTCGCCTTTTGGTTGACCCTACATCAACCTATGCGCGTGCCGCTGCCAGCGCTATGGGCCGGGCTATCGATGACGTGATCATCGCGGCGTCTGTCGGGACTGCTAAGACAGGCAAGGATGGTTCCACATCTACTGCCCTGCCAAGCACCCAAAAAGTTGCGCATGGTTCGGCTAATTTGACCATCGCTAAACTGCTGTCGGCCAAGCAAATCTTGGACGAGGGCAATGTTGATCCCAGCATCCCGCGTTACTTAGTTTGCGCGCCTGATCAGATCAGCGCTCTGCTTGGCACAACACAGGTCACGTCGAGTGATTTCAACACTGTGCGCGCTTTGGCAACTGGTGAGGTTAATTCATATCTCGGATTCAACTTTATCGTGTCTAACCGACTTGGCTTAGACAGCAACAGCCACAGGCAGGTTTTCGCCTTTGCTGGTGACGGCATCAAACTGGCGATGGGCAAGGAACCCAGCGCCCGGATCGATGAGCG